ATTAAGGGAGGGGGGTATCTTTCGCGAGACCCCTCCCCTAGGCCTTCTACTCTTCTGTTTCTTTCGTTTCTGTTGGCCTCGTAACTTTCTTGTAGATCCCTAAAATATTAAACTTAACAATTTCATCAATAGCTGCTTCAATAGCAAGATCCTCATCCTCTTGACTTAATTCATCAGAAGACTTCGCGATTCTTGCCAGATAACTACAAGTATGGTAGCCCTTTGCTTCATCAAACGCAAACCATTCTTCAAACTGTGTAAATGGATCATATGGATTATCATCTGTAGTCAACATTGATTCCGACATAATAGCCCTCTCCTTTCATGAATTAACCCAGAGCATTGATTAACGCTGTCGTGGATACGCCTAGAGCATCAGCTACTTCAGCCTGTGTGCGCCCAGCTGCTAACATAGATTTCGCTCTTGTAAGTTTTGCTGAAGTCATTGTAGTGTTAGCGCGTGGCGTGGCTAATTGTTTTACTTTGTCTAAGTTAGTATTATTTAATATCTGCATTAATACATTGTTACTAATAGCGCCTGCTTGAATTGCTCTCCATTCTTTATCTGATATTACAATGGGGTCTTTCTTTGCTCCAACCCTTGTTCTTGCTTCTAATAGGGCCTGGCCTTTAATTTTCTTTAAATCATCGGCTTCCATATCGGGGTTGCTTTCTTTCTTTGCGGCTACGATTTTATTAGCAAGTAATTGGGCTTGCCTTTCCAAGGGTTTATTCCTAAGAGCGAGATCAAGTTGAGCTTTTAATGACGCTGCTTCCTTCCCATAAACCTTTTTGGCTGATGCAGAATAGTGTATTGGTGGTGTATCTATTGCCTCTTTTCTTGCCGCATTAGCAAGATTTTTCAATCTATTAGCATGAGCGGCGTATACTGTTTCCATGGGGGTCCCTGATGAAAGAGCAAACGCGTCTTTTTCTTCAGCCATCTTTGTAGAAGCAACTGTTCGCTTAACCTCTCGGCTACTTATAATCGGATAACCCTTCTTATTAGCGTTACTAATTGTAGTCTCTTTCAGAGTCCCTGTGCTTGGGTCCCGGTATTTAACTTTTGTGAATGTTTCATTAGTGTATTCATAAGTCTTCTCACCAGTAACAGGGTCAATACGTTCTCTCCTCTTTCCGACATGTTTCTGCGAGGAGGCTTTTGAGATGAGTGTAGAAGCGCCTCCACTCTCTTTTCCCTGATACTCCTTCTTTAATGCGGCAATTCCGTTATCGATATATGATTGTTTATAATTCAGGTTATGTTTTTCTGAATCGATAACAACCATAGAATGCCGAACAGCACGGGCAATCTTATCTGTGCCAGCACCTTTAATCGTCATATCGGTAATGAGGTTAGAGACATCACCCATCTTTTGTTGTTTGGCTCTTGGTGTGATCCTTGGCATTCCCTCATAAGCAGGATACATTTCTTTAGGATCAAAGTTTGCAAGACCTTTAAGCGCTGAAGAGGTTTTAACTGCGCCCCTTGGATTAGGAATAACAAGAACGGTGTCGCCATCAAAATCAGCACCAGATAAACGCTCAGCTACCTTTGGGTTAATACCAACAGCGTCTTTGGCTTGGCTCATAACGCTTTTCGCTTCTCTTTGTTTATTATTTACAGTGAGTTGTGGTATTTCAAATGTGCCACCATGTGGATAACGAATTAATACTACTTGTTCGCCATCTCGATAGTTAGGAGCATAGATTTCTGTAGGTTTCATAGTAGGCAGAGGAAGAATAACATGAGCGCCTTGTCTTGGTAATGCTGCGGCTTTTAAATGCCCCGCGGCCGCATCGCAGTCAGCAGCAAAGCCAGTAAGATTATTTGATCCTGATAATAGAAACTTTTTTACAGCAGGATTAGTTAAAGACATAATCTCATCATATTCTTCTTTTTTGGCGGAATAAGCCAACTCGAGCTGCTTCTTAGCGAGAGAGGGTGCTTGCTTAGAAAGGACTTGTGAAGATAGTGTTTTTGACCACTTCCCCCAATCACCTTCTTCATAAACAATGTTTAAAGCTTTGATTGGTATGCATTTACGAACTGTTTCCTCTGGAATAGATAAAGCTTTAGATATATTTTCGTATGATATTCCTTTCTTTTTCATTTCTAACATCTCAGAGGCTTTTGAATGTTTTAAGCCTTCTTGAGATATGAAATTCTGTTGTCTTACAGTTGAACCAAAAGGATTATCAGGATCATCTTTTAACGGTTTACATACTGTGTTATCTTTTTCGCCTAACATTGGGGTTCTCTGTTTTTTATTTGTATTGTAAATTATGTCCGCGCCTTTTGGTAAGTCATCGCTATATATAGCCATACCTTTTAAATAATGCGTGTCATTAACGCCGATTCTGACTTGTGCATATTTTGAATTACCTAGAGATATATCAGCAACGCCTCTTCTTAATTCTATAACCCCATCTTTATCGATACCGCCATCTTCGGCATAACGAACATGCACCCTATCTGCACTCACACTTCTAATAGGCTCAAGACCTAAGAAGGATCTTCCACCATCCTCAGAGTAATCAGTTACCATACGAATTTTATCTTTATTTTTTCGAACTTCGCCATATCCGACATCGTCTTTTGTAAGGACCATCATGTTAGTTTTCTTTCCGGTTCCTACTTGCTCGATGTCAAATTTATGAACTTTATAACCCTCACCCTCCAACAACTCTAATGCTGTTTTTAGTTTGGTTCGACTTATATTCATATGATATTCTGTGCCTAGGCCGACATCAATATAACTTTTTTCTTCAACACTCTTCTTCAGCATATCTGCAGTTGCTCTCGTGACGCTAGCCCGTTGTTTCATAACTGGATTAAGATATGACCTAACTTGGGACTCGTTGCAACCCATATGCCGACCTATTTCCGTTGGCGAATATCCTTTTTCATTCAGCCTTAAAGCTTGTGCCGCATTTGCGAGCCATTGCTCGTTCTTCTCTAGAGACATTTTTTTTCTTAATTGGGACGAGTTCATGCCAAACCCTTTTGCTATATCAACATCTGTTATTCCTTGTTTTCTGAGTTCGAGCACTTGCGATCTGAAACCTTTACTCCTCTGTGGATCGTCACCTGAGCCCCATGGATATCTGCCAGAACGGCGAGGAGTTCCATAATGCTTTAATGTTTTACGCATGATTTATTCTTCCTCTCCGATTTTAATTTTCTCAATGCGTTTATCAAATACAATTATTTTATCCATGATTCGAAAGATGTCTTCAGGCAATGGTTCGTGAACCAATATCTCATCCGATTGATATAGCCTGAGTTCTATCTTTATATCATTCGGATTGAGATGATATTCTAAGCAGAATAATGAAGCATAAACTTCAAGTTGATGTATAGAAGCAGTTGTTTCACCAGTTTTTAAATCGTGTATTCTTAAGAAATTCTGCCGAAAACCAATAGTATCAGCAGTACCAAAACAATTAGGAGAATAATATAATAATTGTTCTGGAGTCATTTTATAACCGATAGCGTCATTAACATATAAATTTAAAGTCTTCTTTGATTTTGGTAATTTTATTCCGAGTCTTATACATTCACATGCAAATTCATGTAAACGAACCCCACGCTGTGTCGCTAACATTTTTCTATAGGTAGCGTCAAGTTTATCCTCACTGTAATTTACCCAATGATATTTGCTTGCGCTTAGAAACGCATGTTGGCCAATTAGGTCTGAATGATTGTTGAAGTTCATCTAATACCTCCTCTTTATTTTCGGGATAGATGAATCTGGCAAATGACATATCATTCATCAGATCAACATAATATTCTTGATTTGGTTGGCGTCTTGCTTTCGCTGATTTTTTTCCTTCAAGGACGGCCCATTTATTTTCATAAAGAATAAGTAAATCTGGGGCACCTTGAATTTCATTAGGATCTAAATGAAAAACAATACAACCGGGAAGCATGTCTTCAATTTCTTTAACGAGTTTTGTTTTGAATTTATTCTCTAACATAGACATCCTCCCTTTCAAAAAAGATAAGAAGGAAATAGCGGTATTCTATCTCCTTCTATTATAGCCTATGTTTTTTTCGCGAATTAAAAATTATGCTGGTAATTGAATATTTAGAGATTTAAATTCACGATCTTCATTAAAATTCCGTTTCTCTTTCAACGCTTTTTCAATCGCTAAATCTATTGCGGAATCTGAACGAATATAGTAATAATATAAATCTGTAAATGGTGTATTAATTCTATCGATCCTTCCAGCGGCTTGAACCATTGCTTTATAAGAATAACTTTGCGAAAAGAAAACAATACAATTTGTTTCTATACAATTCCACCCCTCCGCTCCTGCTGTATATTGGACTAAATATAACCATTGATCTGTTTTCGGAATCTCCTCATGTTTATGACCGTTCCACTCCGCAGTTGGTATATTCATGCTTTTACCTAAATCTTTAAGCATGTCTAATTCATAATTAAAATTATAAAACACCACCAATTTAGGATGTCTCCTAAATAGTTTCCTAATGATTATAAGACGATTAAAATCGCCATTAACAACTCTTCTCATGAAATAACATAGTTCGCTTATATTCTTTATTGGTTTATTTGTGTGTGGATTCCATCTCTTTGAAATGAGCTCTTTGAGTTCTTTTTCATTATGAGAGACGACAACTGTTTTAGGATGAGGGGTTGTTAATTTCACATATGCCATATCTACTAATATGGATCTCTTCAATCGCATAAGATGTGTGACTTCCACATAATGGTCTATTTTTGGATATTTGGTAAAATGATTATAAACCACATGTCTTCTTAAGAAGTCGGTTCTATTTTTATAGAACCCATTCGCAATGAATACCGGAACATAATCCATCCAGACATCACCAGGCGTGGCGCTTAGAAGAATCCAAGAATTATTTTTTGTTATTTTTAAAAATGATTTTACCCATAACCCCGAGCCAATCACTCTTTGCTCATCGAATATTACGAATGCGTTTTTCACACCAATATATTTACTTATATTGTTCCAGGAATCAATAATAACTTTTACTCCGTTAATTGATGCCTCTGGATCTGGAGATAGTAAGAATGGAGCACATTCTTTTTGCCATTCGAGTTTATCTCTTTTTCTTGCTGTGGTAATAATATAAAGATCTTTTGGCGATTTCATTTTTGAAAATTCGCCTTTTCCGTTAATTTTTAATTTACCCTTGCATGCTTTCTGGAAATAATAAACTAAAGCGGTGCGAGATTTTCCAGAACCGACGCCACCGCATAATATCGATCCGGTCTTTAATTCGTCGATGGCTTTTTTTTGATGTTCGAAAAGCGATATAGACATATCTCACTCTCCTATAAACTCAAAAGAATATCCTTTATGAGTAGATAATTCCCCTCGAAGACAGGCAGACACATGAGAACGATATCCCCCGATATACTTTGCACACTCAGTTGCATTATCGAAAATCAGCCCTGTTTCTTTTATACGAACTTTTCTTATTTTATGTGGGCCGGAAGGAATTTTATAGCCTTTTTGATATGCGTGTTTAATATTATCACTTCTCGACATCCATTCTAAATTTCCAACAAAATTATTACCTCTTCTTGAATCATTATGATTGACGTCTAACCCTGTATGCGCTCCATCAAAAAATCTATCAGCAACCAGAACGTGAATATATTTTGGATAATGTTTTTTATCTCTACAAAGAATAACTTGCTGATAACCATTCACATTACCGGGTTTTAAAATTCGATTAGTTAATGTATTACGAACTCGTCCTTGGCTACTAATCTCATAATCTGGAAATTCATAAATGTTTAACCATACTTCCATATTTTATCCCCCTTTTCGAGAGTGCCCGTCTAGCCGATAGCACAGCTTTATTTTTATTTATTAATCTTTACAACTGCCATCGCAAGCATCACAGTGGCCGCAACCCCCTATAGCTCCGGTCGCACTATCAGGGACATCAAGATATTTCGATTCTAACCTATCCTCGACTATCGTAATATACATAGATTTAAGATATGCCTTGACGCCAGATTTTCCTTTAGCTGTCCAATTATATGGGCGGATAAAGAGATCGACATTTTGAATCTCAGCCCAATCAAGAATATTAACAGAGTCTTCATCGATAATAGTCTTCCCCCGACTACTTATGAGAACAATCTTTGGCGGGATGTTGTCAAACCTGACAGCCACCTGTAAATATGGAGTCTTGTCTTCTTGTGGGTCTTTTGGTTGTAACCAACGGATATTCCATCCATCTTGCTCAAGAAGCTTGGCAGTTTCGATATCTAGAAATACGCAGAAATTTCTTCTACCGGCAGGATTGAAATCTCCTTCTTTTCCTGAGAAGTTACGAAAACCAATATTGGCGTCCTCGATTATAATATTATTATTCACTGTAGTCATTAGTTATTTTCCCCTTTCATTTCTATAATCCTGCAAGTGACGTCGTGATATGTTT